CAAGGATGGTGGTGATTTCGCCAGCGCGGGCGCTGGCAGACATCTCCGAGGGTGATGCGAGTTCGAGGTTCTTCATGACGGCTCCGGGGAATTGCAACCGTCACAGATAGTGGGCCTGATCCTCCGAAGAGGATGGCAACGTAGGGTAATGGGCGTTTGAACGTCAGCCGATCAGTGCGACTTCTTCCGTCTCGATCTTGTCTTCGTCATCATCGACCGGGGCGTCGAGGATAGGCAGGTTCAACTGCCATCCGTGTGTTCCTTTGACCTTGGCCAGGTAGTTTCTCCAGGGCGACGTCTTGGAGAACAGATTGGCAGGGGATAGACATCCGGTGTCCTCCATCAGCTTCTTGGTATTCACATGCGTGCCTGCCGCGTAGGCATCAATCAAGCGCTGCAGCACGGTGATCTTGCCCTTACCGGTGACACGCCAAGGTGCTTTGCCAGGGAGGTACAACACGGCCGCATACCCGTCGGCGGATACCTTCAGGCTCACCGAAGTGCCACCCATTGCAGCCAACTGTCCGTGCCGATACGCGACCGTGAGACGAGTCGTGTCGATGGCTGTTTTCGCGCCAGCGGACGACACCACGTCCTCGATGGGGATCACCACATTCGTCCCGACGAACGGGAACGGGACGGATGCCGTTGTCAGCACGATGCCTGGAACGGGGCGAGGATGCAGCCGCAAGGCGGTATCGACGCGGGCGAATTGGCGCTCGCTGGACATCTTCGCAGCGAAGTAGAGCGCGACGGCATGACCGTCGATGTCGATCTCACCCAGGAACACGGGCTCTTCATCCACGTGCTTGCCACGCACACCCTGCAGTGCGGTGCCCAAGGCCGTGATGATCTCCTCGCGCAGCCAGTTCAGATGAACTTTCCAGCGCCGCGCATGTTTGGCGGGCAGGAATACATCCATACCGGTGAGCGGATCACGGTAGCGCACCTGATTGGCGTCAACGCAGCGCTCCAATTTGACCGTGAACCGCTCGCCGTCGGCCAGATCGACCACCTTCTCGGTGATCCGGTCGCCCTCGATGATGATGCCTTCATCCTCGAATCGGTCGATGTCGATCCCCAGTTGCGCCAGTGCGAAGCCGTCCATCGGGCTGGTCGCGGATTCGAGCAGCCGGGCCACCTGTACGACAAGATTCGGGTCGTCGATACCCGAGCCCGGGTGCAACGGCTTTAGAACGCCCAACGCTTCGAGCAATTGCGTCCCGGCCTGCCGCAGCCGGAGGTCCTTCTCGCCTTGCAGGCTGCATCGGCCGGGTTCCGCCAGCACAATGGACAGCGGCGTTTCGCCGGTTTCGCCATCGAACACCAGATCGGCCAACAGCGTCACGCCGAGGATGGCTCCGGGTTGCGAGAACGGATGGTTGCTCCAGCGATCATTGATGACCTCGTGCAGTTCCGCGCCGCTGTCGATGTGCAGAGACACGGCGTCCGTCGAATGTCCGAGCAATGCCTTGGCCTCCGTCAGATATAGACGCTCGACCTTCACGCCATCCAATTGCGGTTTCTCGTCCCGCAGGGGCAACGCGAACCGGGACAGGTCGTAACGCGACCGGTTCAGGGGACGGTTCGATAGCGGAGCCTTGAAACCGTGCTTGGACAGAACATTCGCCAGAGGAGCGCGCGTCGACAGGGTGTGTGCATAGACCTCCACCACCTTGCGATCCGGCGCGTAAACCAGTGTCGCGTCGCGTGCCGGGAAGTAGCAGAAACTCTTCCGGTTGCGGTTGACCACCTGCACCGCCGTCACCTGATCTCCGGCAAACCGTACAACGAGGTAATGAATGGTCTTCGTGTCGCCATTCTTCTTCTCGTCGGCCAGTGGAACGTAGACCACTTCGCAGGGTTCGCCGAGGCGCATCGCGCTGGTGAGCTGTGCCTCGAGATCCTTCTTGACGGAATCGTTCCAGATGAAGGGCGGTGCATCGTCGCACGGCACATCGAAAGCGTCGTAGAGACGCTTGTTGCCCCGGATGTCACCGGTGTTCAGGATCGACTCGGCAACATCGAACAGCCGTGCCGCCTCGTCGGAGTGGGTGCGCATCCAGACCGCGCGGCCGATCTCGCCGCCATCCTGGTTCGTGAAAGCGGCGATCAGATCGTTGTCGTTGAACTGGTCGGCGACGGTCGTGAGGATTTGCGCGCCGCGCGGGGATGCCAGACGCAGTACGCGCAGTGCCTCGCGCTCGGCAGGGTCACGCTGATCTTTTCGGAGATGTCTGATGTGTTCGATCAGGGCGGAGGGAAGCGCAGCAGCATCCTGTGACCAGTCGAAGCCACGAGTCAGCGCCTGGCATTCGGGGAGCCCGGAAAAAGCCTTGAGAGTCTGAACTGGAGCCTTCTCGATCAAGTCAAGCAGGCAGTGCGCGTTGGTCAGGGTCTTTTTGCCCATGCATTCTCCCTTTGGCCGTTCACATGGCCACAGTCCATTGGCGCATGACCGCCACCGATTGAGTCAGACCCTGCGCCAGCAGGGTGTCGAGGTATTCGTCTGCCGTTTTGGGCGGGTTTTTCAGCGAGCGCCGATGGCAGGCGGCGGCCTCCAGCACGCCTGCGGGATGCAGATCCAGCAGATCGACGATGAAGTCGTCCGGATGCTGGGCCGCGAGGTTGTAGGGCCTGAGTGCCTCTGCCGGGAAGTCCTTGAGGTTGAAGGTCACGATCAGGCTGGCCCCGGAGTGGATGGCGGCCGCCGCCACGTGGCGGTCGTCCGGATCGGGGAGATTGATCGACGGAATCAGGTACTCGAATCCGGTGACCAGACTGTCCCGGATATGGGCATTCATCAGATGGCGTGCCCGGTTCAGCTGGTCTTGGGTCAAGTCGGGGCGGCTGGCCAGCACACTGCGCGTCCACTCGTCGTGTATCAGATCGCTCCAGCGTGCCCGGTACAAGTCCGACAGCGCCAGATGCATCAGCAAATCGCGCAGCGGTGCCGGGTAGAGCACGCAGGCGTCATAGACGACGGTGAAATGCGAGCTCATCCGATCAGTATCCCATGCCGAGTTCCTGGGCCTGCGCGGCCAACTCATCGAGGGCTTTGCGACGCTCGGCATCGATGCGCTTCTTGTAGGCGATGACGTCCTGGTAGCGCACGCGGCGATGCGTGCCGATCTTGTGGAACGGCATGTCGCCCTTCTCCAGCAACTGGACAAGGAAGGGACGCGAGACGTTGAGAACGTCGGCGGCCTCCTGCGTGGTCAGTTCTGCATGGATCGGAATGATCGACACGGCGTTGCCCTGGCCGATCTCGGTCAGGACTTCCAGCAACAGGCGCAGCGCAGACGTCGGGATGCGCACGGCACGCACCGCACCCTTGTCGTCATGGAAGTCGATCTGCTGGGTTTCGGCACGGGTTTGGAGCACGGTCGACAGCGCGCGGCCCGACTCCCGTGCGAGCGCGATGTCCTCTTCTGAGGGCAGTGTTTTGGGGATAGCGGGAGCGTTCATGGAGGTCTCCTCGTTGGGTCAAAGTTCAATTGGGCTCATTATAAACGAAATAAGCGAAATCGCAATAACCGAAACGATGAGCATGAGTGCAAATAGATCAATGAGTTAGTCGGGACGCACTAGCTGGCCTGAGATAGATGCCTGCTCGTGAAAGCCCAAAACGTACTCGCGCAAGCCCAAGGCATGGAGTAATTCAATAGGAACTCCCAAACAAAAGGAGTTCCGCAATGCAAAACCAAACCCCATCCGTTCAACCCGGCCGGAACGCTATCCGGCAACTCCCGAGCGGTGCCGTGCGCATCGCTCTTGACGAACATGAGCTCGCCGCTCGCTGGGGGCTCTCCGTCAAAACTCTGCGCCGCTGGCGGCAGGAACAGCTCGGCCCCGTCTTCTGCAAGCTCGGGGCGCGCGTCACCTATCTGATCTCCGAAGTCGAAGCCTTTGAACGGCGCGTCTCGCGTTATTCGACTTCGGTTCGTGCTTACCAGTGAGGGGGCGGCCATGAGCGATCTGACCATCTTCCCCGCCGACATCGCCGAGATGTCCGTCAGCCAACTGGCTGCGTTGCCCCCAGAGCAGAAGCACGAGATCGACAAGAACCTCGATGCCGCCATCGATTGGCTCAAAAAGGCCCGGACCAAGTTCGATGCGGCGCTGGATCAGTGCTACGGCGAACAGGCACGCGCCGCGCTGCGTGAATCCGGCCGCGACTTCGGCACCGCCCACATCAGCGACGGCCCGCTGCACCTAAAGTTCGATCTGCCTAAGAAGGTCAGTTGGGATCAGAAGCAACTGGCCGAAATCGCCGAGCGCATCGTGACCTCGGGCGAGAAGGTCGAGGGCTACCTCGACATCAAGTTGTCCGTCTCTGAGTCCCGCTACACGAACTGGCCTCCGGCCCTGCAGCAGCAGTTCGCCACTGCCCGCACCGTGGATGCCGGCAAGCCGTCCTTCACCTTGAGCATCGATGGGGGTGACGCATGAAAACAAGCGCAGCGCAGTTTCGTGAGCCGCAGGCGAAAGGTGGCGAAGCCCCCGGCAAAAAGCTCCCCATCGTATCTGCCATCGAGCGGATGGCCGAGCGCAAGGGCGTGAAGCTGCTGATGCTGGGCAAGTCTGGCATCGGCAAAACCACCCGGCTCAAAGACCTCGACCCTGCCACCACCTTGTTCCTCGACATCGAGGCCGGCGACTTGGCCGTGGCCGACTGGCCGGGTGACACCATCCGCCCGGCATCGTGGCCCGAGAGCCGCGACTTCTTCGTGTTCCTCGCGGGCCCGGACAAGTCGCTGCCGCCGGAAAGCGCGTTCTCGCAGGCGCACTACGACCACGTCGTCGAGAAATTTGGCGACCCGACGCAGCTCGACCGCTACCAGACCTTCTTCCTTGACTCGATCACGCAACTGTCGCGCCAGTGCTTTGCGTGGTGCAAGACGCAGCCCGGTGCGACCAGTGACCGTTCCGGCAAGCCTGATCTGCGGGCCGCCTACGGGTTGCTCGGCCAGGAAATGATCAGTGCCTTGACCCACCTGCAGCATGCCCGGGGCAAGAACGTGGTGTTCGTGGCCATCCTCGACGAACGGCTCGATGACTACAACCGCAAGGTGTTCGTGCCGCAGATCGAAGGCAGCAAGACCAGTCTGGAACTGCCCGGCATCGTCGATGAGGTCGTGACACTGGCCGAGATCAAGGCCGACGACGGTAGCACCTACCGCGCGTTCGTTACGCACACCGTCAATCCCTACGGCTTCCCGGCCAAAGACCGCAGCGGTCATCTCGACCTGCTGGAGCCGCCGCATCTGGGCGCGCTGATCGCCAAGTGTGCTGGCCAGTCGCCAGCGCCCGTCAGCAGCGGCATCCCCACTACTGAAAACACCACCGAATCCAAGGAGTAATCGCCATGTCGTCCAACTATTTTGATTTCCAAGATGCCGATCCCCAACAGTCCGGTTTTGACCTGATCCCCAAGGGCGCGGTCGTGCCAGTGCGCATGACCATCAAGCCCGGTGGCTATGACGACCCGGAACAAGGCTGGGGCGGCGGCTACGCCACCGAGTCTTTCGAGACCGGCTCCATCTATCTCGCCGCCGAATTCGTGGTCACGGCTGGTGATCACGCCAAGCGCAAGATGTGGTCGAACATCGGTCTGCACTCCAAGAAGGGACCGACCTGGGGCCAGATGGGGCGCAGCTTCATCCGCGCCGCGCTGAACAGCGCCCGCAACGTCCACCCCCAGGACAACAGCCCGCAGGCCGCCGCCGCGCGCCGCATCCATGGTTTTCATGAACTGGATGGCCTGGAGTTTCTGGCCCGCGTGGACATCGAAAAAGACAGCAAGGGTCAAGACCGCAACGTGGTCAAGATCGCGGTCGAACCCGACCATCCCGACTACGCGAAGTTGATGGGCGTGCCTCCCAAGGCCTCGGGCGGCGGAAATTCCGGCGCTCCAGCGCAAGTGGCCGCACCAGCGTATCAGGCACCGGCTCAGCAGCGCGCACCCGTGACGGGCAAACCGTCGTGGGCGCAGTGAGGGAGGCCGATGAAATGTTGGGTCTGCAAACGACAAGCACGCGGCTACGGCCACTCGGATGGTCGCTACAAAACCGGCGATGCGCGCCGCTACGTGCTCGACTGGGTGTTCTGCTCACGTCGCTGTCAGGACGCGTTTCACGCGCTTTATGGCACCTGGCAACGCGCCAAGGATGGTCGCATCGACAAAACGGAGGTCGCCATGATCGATCCGTCTGAAGTCGAACTGGCCGCCATGCGTCAGTGCCTCAAGGCCTTCGGCGAGGCAGCGAACGAGATCGGCTTCAGCAAGCCGCTGGGCGACTACTCCGAGGCCGAAGCGCTGCGGGTAATCGACGCGATTGTCAGCTGTTGGTCGGACGCGATGGTCACACACCATGAGGCCACCAAGTTCCCGCCCGTGCGGGGCTTGCCGCCCACGCCCGATCCGCTGGCACCGGCTGCCGCCAATCCGTTCGCAGATCTCGAGGATGACCTGCCTTGGGATGAACCGAAGGGGAAGAAGCCATGATTGACTTCAACTCATCATCGAGCATTTCTGGCCAGGTCGCCGCATTGGTCGACGCGGGAATGCAGCGCGCGCGGGCCCGCCAATCCGAGCGCCAGTATCTCGGAGCCTCGCGCCTTGGGGTGGCCTGCGAGCGTGCGCTGCAGTTCGAGTACGCCAAGGCTCCCATCGACCACGGGCGGGATCACGATGGGCGGCTGCTTCGGATCTTTGAGCGCGGCCATGTCATGGAGGACTGCATGGTCGCGTGGCTGCGGCAGGCAGGCTTCGATCTGCGCACCCGCAAGGCTGATGGCGAGCAGTTTGGTTTCTCGGTGGCAGACGGCCGCCTGCAGGGGCATATCGACGGCGTCATCGTCGGAGGCCCTGATGGCTTCGCCTATCCCGCGCTCTGGGAGTGCAAAGCCTTGGGTAACAAGTCCTGGAGTGATCTGGAGAAAAAAGGGCTGGCCACGTCCAAACCGATCTATGCCGCGCAAGTGGCGATTTACCAAGCCTATCTCGAACTGCACGAGCACCCGGCGATTTTCACGGCGCTCAACGCCGACACGATGGAGATCTACACCGAACTCGTGCCCTTTGATGCGGCGCTGGCACAGCGCATGTCGGACAGGGCCGTAAAGGTCATCTCAGCGACTGAGGCGGGCGAACTGCTGCCGCGCGCATTCCATGACCCGACCCACTTCGAATGCCGGATGTGTGCCTGGCAAGACCGCTGCTGGAGGACCCAAGCATGAATACCCAAACAACTGAAACCATGATTGATGGCCGTGAAGCCTCAACGGCTCTGCGGCTGCCGTATTACTGGTTCCGCGACCCCACGGCACGTTCGCGCTACCGCATCCCGCACTACGTTCTGGGCGGTTTGATTCGATACCGCTTGTCTGAACTGTCGGAGTGGGCGGCCAAGAGCTCTGCCGTTAAGGAGTGGCGACCAGACAATGCACAGGGGGACGACGCATGATCGATTTCAACGACATGCCTAAATCTCCTGTGGCGGAAGACCGTGGCGCCGAGCGCGACGAGATTCGCGCCGAACTGATGGCACGCCTAGCCGCTGTGCTGATCACACTGTTCCCGGCAGGAAAGCAACGCCGGGGCAAGTTCCTGATCGGTGACGTGTTGGGCAGCCCGGGCGACAGCCTCGAAGTCGTGCTCGACGGCGATAAAGCCGGACTGTGGACGGATCGTGCCACTGGCGATGGTGGCGACATTTTCGATCTCATTGCACGCCACTTAGCGCTATCCGCACAAGCAGACTTCAACCGTGTATTGGATGCCTCTGCTGATCTGCTCGGGCGTGCCCGCTCCGCACCGGTACGCAAAAACCGGAAGCAGGCTGCGCCCGTCGATGAACTCGGCCCCGCCACCGCCAAGTGGGACTACCTCGACGCGCAGGGGCGCCTGATCG